TTAGTAAAGTTTACTGTGTAGTTTGCTGTTGAATTTTTTGTTACAGAACTAACATTATAAGATGCACGAGGGGTAATGCTTCCGCTAGAAGTTCCATTAAAATTAGCCCAAGCCTTTGCGCTACCTTGAATACAGTTAGTAGAAGAAGTGCTATTAGTGCCGTCTGATAGCGTTGATATTGTTAGTGTGCCAGCCATGATTTATGCTCCAAAAAATGCAACGCAAACTACAGTTGAATCATATACACCACTACCTTGTGTAGTCCACAAAGCAATAGGAGCAGTAGTTGTTGTTAAAACAGAAGCAGAGCCACTTCCTCCGTTTGGAACTATTGCGGCAGTTCCAGCACCATTATTTTGTGCAGTTCCACATACTACATAATTTGCGTTTGGCATTGCAGTTGTAAAATTAATTGTGTAATTACCAGTTGCAGTCCTTGTAATAGAACTAACATTAAAACCACCAGCAATAGTTCCGCTTGAGCCAGCAAAGTTTACCCATGCTTTAGCAATACCAGTCATGCCGTTTTGCGTGGCAAGAACTCCGCTACTATCGTTCAAAGTCGAGATTGTTAATTTCCCAGCCATAATTTATCCTTAGTTTTCAGTATTTTAAACGATTACCCAAGTGCTGTCAGTCGGAACTGTGACAACTACACCTGTAGCAATAGTAATAGGCCCTGCTGAACTGGCGTTTTTGCCTGTAGGGATTGTATAAGAAATAGTTACAGTCTGGTCATTTAATACAAATACTTGGTTAGAACCACCACCTGTAGCACCACCGCCAATAGATGACCATGCGCCATAGGTATATGAGCCACCTGTTGCATTTGAACCAGGATTTGACCCCATTACATAAGAAAACTGGGTATCGCTTACATAAGTAATGCTAAATGAGCCATTATAAGCACTAGGACTAGCACCTGAAACAGTTACTAAAGCGCCTGTAGATAACCCATGAGAGCCTGTAGTTGTTACTGTAGCTGTAGTAGTTACATAACTAATGCCTGAAATTGTTACGCCTGGAATACCAGTTAAATAGCCTTCATAAGCACCTAAAGAGGTGTTATAACGAATCATTCCGCTTGATGGGCTTGCTGTTCTTTGGGCGGTAGTTCCTGATGGAAGCTGTACTTCGCCTGTTCCTGTAAACAAACCATCTGCTTGGAATGTAGCTACACCAGTAAAGGTAGGGGTAGCAAACTGCGCATATTCAACAGAATTGCCAGCTACTGTTCCTGCTATTAAACCTACAATTTTGTTGCTATTGGCATTTAAATTGCCTGTCATTGGGGTTTGACCATCAGCCGCCAAAGAGCCAGTTAAGGCTGTAGCGATGTCAGTCATAGTGCCATTAGCCCAAACCGTAGAAATGGTTGAACCTGGTACTACAGGATTTGTTGCTGGGAGTACATAGACTCCGCTACCGTTTCTACTCATTTGCTGCTCCTTGTTTGCCAGCTCTTACCATTGCGGCTAAATTATTAACATCATTTTTTCTAATCTTTGTAGCTTTGTATTTAGCTATTCCACCAATTATAGGTGGGATAACTACCCCTACTGGGCCAGCTAAACCAAGTCCTAATATAGAACCTATGGTTGTTGCACTAATGTTTTTAATACTATATTTACCAGCTTGAGCTAAGAAGTTTTGCATACCTGTGCCTTTAGCAGCACTTCGAATTGCATCTTGTTCTTCAGGGGTAAACAAACGCATACGCTTATCATCTTCTGATAACGATAACAATTTATTATGTAAATATTGTTCTGTACTAAGTTTAGAATCTCTAATTTCAGCTTTATCCAACATATCTTCAAATACTTCAGATTTGCTTAATTTTGTGTAGGAATCTCTAGCTTTTTTCCAATCAGCTAGTCCTTCTTTATTTCCACCAATTACAGAAGAATCAGGCATATTAGCAATGTAATCATCAAACTCTGCTTTTAAACGAGTAGCAACCATTTTTTCATCTGGCTCTTTGCTGCGTTGTGCATTTCTAATGAATTTTCTTAAAACGCTTAATTCTTGAAAATCTTTAGGAATTGCTTTATTTTGCATTTCATCTAATGCAACAGCTACTTTAGGCATCGTTCTGTCGCTATATCCTAATTCTCTTAAATCTGTGCCTACCGATTTCATCATATTTCCAAAATATTCTGGATTTAATTCAACGCCAGATTCTTTTGCTTTATTAAAATACTTTGTAGACTCTTCTGCCAATGAAGCTGAAGTAGGCGCTGTTTCAGCAAGGGTTGGCTTTTTACGCAATGCGCTTGCCATTGTTTCTGCAACATTTGTAGCCACAGGTTTAACATTTTCACCAACAGCTTTGGCAACTGTGCCAGCTTCTCTTACGCCTTGATTTAATGCAGGGTTTCTTAATGCGTTAGACATTGAAGGAATAGCCCCAATATTACCCAAATAAGGAGGTAATTTAGCAGCGCCAATAGCTTCATTAACAGAACCTAAAACATCGCCTGTAACAAGTGAAGTAGGTTCATATTGTAATTTTTGGGCTAATGCTGCACCAGCTTGACGACCTTGTTCAACTCCAGCTTGTGTACCATATTCAGGGCTTGTAACGCCTTTATAAACACCGTATGCTGCTCCAACAGGTTGAGCAACCATTCCACTAGCTACAGTAGTTGGTACTTCATACAAAGCCTTTAATTTATCAGCCATACTACGCTGTGGCTCAACAGGCGCTACGCTACCTCTGTTTTGGTCAGTAATAACATTAGGCACATCGCTACTAATATTTGTACCCATTGTGCGTGTGCCAGCAGGGGCAACAGGGCCTCCTTTTAACAACATTAATCCCTCGTCTGATACTTTAGATAAGCCACCAGACTTTAAAGCCATTAAATCGGCATCAGATAATTGGGATAAATCCATTATTTTTTACCTTTTTGTCTGCGAGCAATTTCTGCATCAATATCAGAAGTATTTGGTAAAGCTCCACCACCACCAACAGCAGCACCACCGCCAAACAATGTTTGTAATTGGTCTAATGCGTAAATGTTAGCTTCATAATCTAAAGATGGGTCTGTAGCAGCTCTTAAATACATTTGCAATTCAACATTTGAATCCATTTGTTTAGATGACATACCAGTTGCCTTAGCAATAGATTGCAACAATAATGGCCTAGATTGAGCAATTTTGTTTCTTTCTGATTGATTTTCTGTGCCTAAAATTTTGCCAGCAGTTTGACCAATTCCTGAAGAAGAAAGATAAGCTGGAATATTGCTTAATCCATTTTCTGTGCTTGTTATTCCACCTGATGCTTTTAAAGTATCGTATTTATCTCTTAATCCAGTAACCAAAATATTCAAATTTTCTTTGCCAGCATTAATTGTTTGTGCTTTTTGGTCTGATGGGCCACCAGGAATAGCTTCTAAATTGCCATCTTTGGTCATTCTATAACCCATTGGAACTCTTGATTGAGCTTGATTTCCTGCAAGAATACCCAAATGTGCTCTTTGATAAGGAGTCATTTGATTTTCAAATTCATTTAATGAACCCTTATAATTACCACCTTCAGGAGTTTTAGCAAAATTGTATTTAGTAATTGCTTCAGGAGTTTTAGGAAATGCTTCTTGAGCAAGTACAGGCGCAACAGAACGCACATTTGGATTTTCTGACAACAATGCTTTAGCCAAAGCTGCTCTTGGGTCAGCTTGAACAGCAGGATAATCAATAGTAGGGGCAACTCCATTATAAGCAGGGCCAGCTACTTGTTCGCTAGGCAATGCTTTGCGACCAGCAGCCATTGTCATAACATCTTCAATATCTTTAACGCCTTTTTGACGCAATCCTTCTGCTATTGTTTTTTCTTTTTCGGCAATATTTTCGATTGATTTTTGACCAGAATAAATATTAAGCAATTTTGCTAATCCCTCTAAAGGGCTAGCACCAACAAAACGACCAGAAATCATTTGACCTTTTAAATTCTGGTCCATTCCTTGTTGTATTAATGCTTTAGCAAGCGCTTTTTGTTCTGCTAAACCAATAATTTCTGGGTTATTTGGGTCATAAGTAGCCATAATATTCCTTAAACTCCTGATGAATAATCAGGGCTTGATACAAGATAATTGAGTGGATTTGCGCCTGCTGCATAAGTAGGGTCAGGCACAATATTGCCTTGAACATCTTTTATTTGACCTAATGCTAAACCAGGCTTTTGTTGTGCTCTTAAAGCATCAGCCATTGATTGCAATGGGGATGCTGTTTTCCCTGATAATGCTTGCTGACTTAATGCTTTCATTGCGGCCATATTTTGATTATATAAATCATGCTGACCACCAATATTTTGCATTGTTGGTGTTTGACCACTTAAATCCATCATTTGTAAATATTGAGAAACATTATCCATTATGTAAATGTTCCTTTAGGTGACATCATTCCAGCACCAGCAAGGCTAAATAAGCCACCCATTGTTGCATTTGACCTAGCATTTGCAGCGTTAGCATTAGCTTGATTGTTTTGATTAGCAAGACCCATTGCGCCCATAATGTCAGCACCAGCAGTAGTCGCTTGTTGCGCTGGGTTTACATAGCCAGGCGTTGCAATCGCTTTAACATTGCTTGCAATATTTAATGGCAACTGATAATTGGTAAGATTTTGATTGTATTGTTGTTGATTTGCAGATAAGCCAACTCCCATGCCACCTGTTACAGCGCTTGTTAGCTTGTCATTTTGACCTTGTTGGAATACTCTTGAAGCATTTGTATATGCTTCAGAACCTACTGGTATACCCTGATTAGCCATTTGTGCATCAAACTGTTTTTGTTCCATAGCAATTTGAGGCTGAAGTCTACGCATGATTGCATCAGAATATGTTTCATTTGGATTGATGCCATAAGAAGGTAAATTACCACCTGTAAATGGTGTGCTACTGTATTGATTTGTAAGCTGCCCAATAGAAGAATTGGTAAGATTTTGCAATTCAGGTGTTTGTGTCTGAGTTGCAGTCCACATTGGATTGCCTTGAGAATCTTTGCCAGTTTCTGCGTAGTTTAAATTACCATAAGGAGTAACTTGGTTTACACGATTGGCGGCAGTTGCAGCTTGAGCCGCAGCAAGATTACCTGCTGCTGTAGCGTTTGCAGCACCTGTATAGTCTGGTGTCGCTACTGTCTGAGGCGACCCAAATAATGTGTCCGTTATTGGACTTAAAATTCCTCCACCACCACCCATGTCAATCTCCTTTTAAAGGCGCTTTCATGTCGAGCCATCGACAATTTTCACGCCTCATAGCTAATATCACCAAATCGCCATCTAAATGGGCATCTTCGATATACGCTTTATCAACAAAACCAAGGTGTCGGTCTAACTTCAGGGCTTCCGTATTCGTGGAAGCTACTGCCGCTAGTATAACCTTAACTTTCAATGAGTTAAAGGGGTAATCAAAAGCCGCCCATAATAAATCCCTACTAATCCAATTTGGCACTATTGAAGCTACATGCATACAACAAGATTTATCTTGAAAATTGGTATAAGCAATAACAGCCTTTACCTTTCCATCTATTTCCTGTCCTATACACATGGTTTCTTTGCCAAATTGTGTACCTAAAACACCTGTAATCCAACTTCTTAATTCTTCTTGGTTTTCTGTAGTAACTCTACGCATTACAGAACGCCACCTTTTTCCATTACATAATCTGTAGAAGCCCATTTAAGGTCAATGCCCTGAGAAGCTATTGCTAGATTAATAGAGCCTGCAAAACCTAATCCTGACACACCTTGCCAAATCTTTGTAGTTACATCGCCTGCGCTCCATAAAGCGTCATCCCAAACAGAAGTATTCCAAATGCCGCCTTTTACAATGGCAGGATTAAATGAAAGTGTGCCAAACTGGGTTTGAGTGTCAAAATCCACAGAAATACCAGCAGCTAGGGTTGGAACACCATTATTTGTTTGCAAAATAGGGCGAACCATTGTAAATCGCTTTAATTGTCCTGGACTGTCAAAATAGCTATATGCCTGTTGTGCTACAGCTTGGATATTAGAACCAGCATCAGAATTTGAACTATAAAAATTGCCTACATAACCATCGCCACCAAAGTGCATATCAGCGTTTCCTGATACTTCCCAACAATAAGCCTCAATTCCTGTAAACCTAGCCCAAGCCTTAGTAATGGTATGCATTACATATTGTTCCATGCCATTGTCGGTAGGAATAGACAATATCAGCATATTTTCACTAGCAAAATATTGAATTTGCCAACCAAAATTAGCATAATAATTAGTTGCAGCAGTAGAAACAGCAAAATAAATCTTGTCTGTTAAATTAATTCTAGGGTCTAATCGGCTAGATTGAAGGGCAGACGCAAGAGGCACTAAACCATCTTGAGTTAAAAGCAAAAGGTCGCCAGCCCATTTGAAAAAACATCTGCGATTAAAGGTTTGACCTAATTGCCACACGCCCTTTAATAACCATGTGGTTGCAGAAGTAGGGTCTGTACCATTATAAACAATGACTTCGCCCATATTTGTTACAAAGACTGCGTAATCGTCTGCGCCTTGACCAGCATCTAATGTCCATGTTCCCATTGCTTGCAAAAAACCACCATTACGAGCAATCGAGCCAAAATCTAATGCGTTTGCTGCACCGCCAATAGAATTGACATCCAAATACCAACATTTAAGGGTATTTTTTTGAGTAAAATAAAGGCGACTTTTAAATAAATTGACACTAATAAAGGTCGATGAATCAACACCAGTAATTCCTACTGTAGTGTATGTTCCTACTGTTATTGCATTAGTCGCTGGCGTTGTAGACATCGTATAAGTTAATGTAGTTGCGCCAGTTCTTGTAATAACATAAGTACCGTTATAGTCAGTTGGGCTTGCTCCTGCTACAGTAATTCTGTTACCTGTAACAAGACCATGTGCAGTTGCAGTAGTTAAAGTAGCTACAGCACCTACATGGGTAATTGTGCTAATTGCTGCGGCAGTTGTAGTTGTAGCAATGCTAAACCAACGAGTGCCATCGTAAACCATTGTGGCATCTGTACCATTACAAGCTACTAAAAAATTGCCTGCGGTATTTGAAATGCTAACATGCTGAAGTTTATCAACTGTAATTCCTGTATATACAACAGTAGCAGGGTCAGCAGAAGCATCATAAATACTTGTTCCAGCAGCAGCAAATAGCTTGTATCCACCAGTTACAACTGCATAATTCATTAAGCTATTAACTTTGCCTGTAATGCCTGTAGAAGCCTTTGCATAGCCTTTTCTAAGACTTACATCAGTAGGCGTAGGAAACCAATTTACAAGCTGTACAGCATCCGTTGGGGACATATTAGCCAACGAATCCCTAGCGTTCCAACCACCAATAGGCGATGGGATGCTAGCTGTAGTAGCAGTAAACTTTTTTGGTTGCGATAACAGCATAATTAACTTCCATAACCAGTATCAGGGATATTGGCATAACCAATAAGCACCTTAGATGGGTATGGCGCAAAGCTAAGATTAGGAGCACCTTTGTCATTAGCTTTAGCAATAGTTAAATAACGCTGATAATCTTGCAATAACGCAGTTGTGTCAAAAGATTTAACTTGAAAATATTTGAGTTTGGTGTAAAGCGTCATAATGCGGTCATCAAACACAGTAGTGTCAGAATCGGCAGTAAAGCTATTTTTAATAGCACCAGCAGCGCTTCTTGCCCAACCTTTACTTCTGTATTCCCAACCTAAATACTCATTGGTATTCATTACAGGCCATATTTGGAATTGACCATCAAGAATACGCCAACGAACTCTAGGCCCAGTTGAAATGTAACCAGACTTTAGCCATTGCCATTGTTGTGCATCTTCTGGCCCTAACATTTCCCAATGTTTGGATTTATCCCATTGAGTGCGGTCTGTAATGGTTTCAAAATCAGGCGGTAAATCATAAGCGGTTTGAGCGCATACTACTGACTGTATGCCATCACCACTAGCCATTTGGCTCATAACAACTACTTTAGTGCTGTTATCTGCGGACACTACATAAGTGTCTTGAGGAATGTTATAGCCTGTTAATTGCCATTGGCTATCAACAGCGCTTAAATCTGTGCCAGCCGCAAAAGTCAAGTTATACGAACCATTGACAGTTGTGGCATTGGCGGTTAAAGATTGAGTGTAAAAACGATATTGCACTTGTAATGCTTGCCAATCATGCTCTTTTAAGAGTTCATAGCCTGCGCCATTCATTAAAGCAAGAATTTGTTGCACATCTTGGTTAGTGTTACCAATAACATAGGATGGGACTGCTAAATTCAACTCAGCAGTTGTCTGTTGTACAAGTTGCAACATCGTTTGGGACATATTAAGCCTCGGCTACTTTGGTTTTGCGTGTTTTGGGGGTCTTTTCCGCAACAGCCGCAAGTAGCGCTGACATCTGCTCTTGCATAGCAGCCAGCTTCGCATCTGTTTCTGCCTTGATTTTATCATTTTCTGAGCGTAATGCTTGCAATTCTGCTTCTCTATGTGCTACTTCAGCAGAATCAGTCGCTAAATTCAAGAAAGCCTTGGCTTTTAAGCGGAAATTATATGGTGACATCCCTGCTACCATGCCAATGCGTTGTAATTGCTGGTCAGAACAGTCTGCAATAGACTCTACTGTGTGGAACTTTAATCCACGCAATTCATCAGCTTGGCTACGAGTAACTTGAGGCCATTGCTCTAAAGGCGTTCCAATAATATCTTCATGGTTTGCTACTTGGTTTTGATAATGCGCCCATTGGCGTGGAAAACGCTGTTTATGGGACTCTTGAGCGTATGTGTCAATTTCTGTCAAATTATCGCCAGGAATCATAATACGGACAAAATCAAATTCTTTAAAAATCGGTCTACCAGCTTCGTCTGAAGCGATGTCTTGCTTGACGCTTTTTTTATAGAATTGGACTGCTAATCGTGCATCTGCACCTTGAGTATCGCTATCTATTGCCATTTTTAATGCTCCTAAGTGGTTAGGGTTATAAAAAAATAAAAGGGACTCCCCTTATGAGGGAATCCCAGTTTTACTACATTTATTCAATTTAAGAGGGATAACCTATTAAACAGAAGCAGCGCCAAACCAACCATAGTCACCAGAAGCCATAGCTACGGCTGGGCCAGCATACAAGCCAGCACCGCCAGTTGCTACGAAAGTTGTAGTGTTGATAGAGCAAGTTGCTGTTGAAGCAGCGATAGTTGAGCCAGCTTTAGCCCAAACATAACGCTTACCATCGGAAGCAAATACTTCTGCACCGAGTGGGCCAAATGTTACTAAACCAGCGTTTGCTGTTTGTTCTGCAACAGTTTGTGTGTCGTTTAAATCAATCCCTGATAGGGGGGTAATAGTAAATGCCATGATATATTTCCTTTATTAATTAATTAAACAAGTAATAGAAAGGGCTTTCGCCCTAACTATTAAGTTGTCAATAAGCCTTGTAGGAAGCTGTTAGAAGTTGTCAAGTTACCAGCCCAACCGTAGAGCTTCACGATTGCGTCTTGGTTAATAGATTGACGCTCACCACCAATAGGTACAAAGTTACGCTCTTTGTGTGGGCGTAAGAAAATGTAGTTGGTGTTCAACATATACATATATGTAGCTGTTTCTTGTGAACCATAACCGCCACCCAATACTACGTCAGCAGATGTACCACCACCGTAGAACTTGAGGGAAGCAAAACCAGCAGCGCCAGACTCTTCAGCAGCGATACGCTGAATAGACTGCAATGCGCCTACATAGTATTGATACATAGTATTACCAGCAACAATCAAGTCAGCTTTGTCTGTGCCACGAATCTGCTTGATAGCAGCAGTAGTCATAGAAGCCAAAATGTTTGCAGAAGTAGCACCAGTAGTGATTTGGTTCTGCCAGAAAGTCCAAGTAGCACGATTAATACCACCGTATGTACCTGAAGTTGGAACAGCAGCTACAGCAGCGCCAAGACCGTCAAGGTTTTTACCACCGTTACCAGTACCATCACCATACAAGTCACCAGAAATGCGGTTTAACAAGCGAGCTTCAGAAACTTGCATACGACCATCTAACAAGTCGATGATTGCTTCTTTGCTGCTGTTTTGTAACATTTCAAGACCAGACATAGTTACTGAGTCTGCGTATTGAGCAATTTTGTACTGAGCAGCAGAAATAGGGCTGTCTGGAGCAATGTTCAATACTTCATATCCGCTATAAGAATTAGCGTTGTTAGTAGAGCTATCCTCATACATGATTTCTTGCAAAATCACATTACCGCCTGAGAAAGGCATAACATTGCCCTTCTGGTTCAAGCGCTGAAGAATTGCGTTGTTTTGTGTTAAGTTGTCTGCCAATTCACCGCTACGACTTTGAATCGTGGTAGCGATAATATCGGTGATTGCTGAGTTAGCAAATGCCATGATTATTATCCTTAAAAAAATGCGCCAAAATTGGCTAGTTAAACCCTACGGCTCATTGCATCACCTAATTGTTCTGCAATTAAAGACCGTCTATCCTTTTTATCGCCAGGTTCTGCCACTTTTCCGCTAGGAGTAACGGATTTCGGACTTACTGCTGCCGCCTTAGCCTTCGCTACTTGCTGTGCTTTGGATGCTTGTTGTTTGGCTGTATTAAGGAGTCGTTCCTGTTCCAATTCCCAAACATCATCATTCATACGCACGGCTTTCTTGTAGGCCGTTTCTAGGTCTGGGGCTTTCCCTAGCTCAAGTAGTTGAGCCATTTCTTCCCTTACCACATCAAAATGTGGAAACTTCTCCACATCACTTCTTACTCTTTCAATTTCACCCATTAAGCGTTGATTTTCCTCTTGGGCAAATCGACCTTTAATGCTTGAAACTTCCTGATTAACCAAATTTAATTGATTCATCAGTTGTTGCGTATAAGCATCAGCCTGCGATGGTGCTGCAAACTGACCCTCGTTATTTAATTGTATACCATAATCTTTTGCAAGTCTTTGAAACATCTCTACTTTTTGGTCATAGGGCGCTTTTGATAACATCATGTGCGCTCTACCTAAGTTATTAATCCATGCGGCAGGAGTAATCCCTTGGGCTTGCAATTCAGGCACAAAAGGAGCAATCGCTTCTTCGTATCCTCTAGCACGGTCAGCTTCAGCTTTATAAGTTGATACGCCCTTCTTATATTCAGACTCACGCTGGTTGGCATATTCGGCAAACTTAGTAAAATCGTCTTTTGAAATCTGTTCGCCTTTTTCCATTTTGTCCCAAATTTGGACATATTCTTTTTTCCAAGTAGAAGGGCGGCCTACAGGTTTGACTTCTTCTGCTGCTTCCTGCGCCTCTTCATACGAACTCTCAGGTTCATCAGATGAAACACTTTCGGTAGGTTCTTTGTCGTCTGCAACGCTAATTTCCTCTTTAAGGGACTCCTCGGCATTACTTTCTTCCAAAACCTCTTCATTTTCCAAGGATTCTTGCTCATCTGCTGACTCCATTGCTTGTTCTAGTAATGCTCTGCGGTCTAATTGTTCTTCTGACATGGTTTTTCCTATCTGTAGTTAAGTTTTGCATAAGCCAGTTCCGCAATTTGACGCTTTCTTGCTTCTTGGGACTTGGTGCTGATTGTTGCTTCTTGACGCTGCATTGGTACATCATTGCCTAATTCAACACATCCATTACGCTTTAGGTTTTCTCGATGCTTAGAACGGCTATCAACCCATGAGCCATCAGCCATAGATATATGACCTGGTATGTCAGACATCACCATAGGGGCTTCTCTAGTTTTCATGGCAACCTTATCTAACCAAGACGCTTTAGCAGCTTCTTCGCCAATAGTCGGTATCCACCACTCAAGAAAAAACTCCTCATCGGTCTTTTTAGCTTCAATATGGTTGCTTTCGCTCCATCCGCAATTAGGGCAATTCATTACATTCTCCTTATGAGGTCAGGTATTTTGTAATATTCCTCTTGACGCAGTGCAACAACGGAGTCATACCATTTACCGTTTTTCCAACGCCAACAGACATATTCTTCTTTGGGTAGCAATACAATCGTTTTAACGCCCAATGCGCCTGCAAGGTGGGCTGTGCCTGTGTCTACTGTCACAATGCCTTTCATAGCTTTCATGTGGCTTGCTGTAACCTTCCAATCGGTTTTCCAGCCATCATTAGGCAAAGGGTGGAAAAAGCCGTCATGGTCTGGAGAAAGGCTGTAAGCGTTATCCCCTACTAACTTGTACATTTCATGGTCAGGAATAGACTTAATATGGAATAGAATGTTGCGACTTGCGCCCCAATTTACCCCTATTTTTGGTTCAATATTAGATGGTTTAGCATCCATATAACCTTCAGAACCAACGATTTTTTTAGCTGTTACAGGGAATAATGCTTTAGCGTACTTGTCAGCGCATGAAATATAGTAAGGAAGGCTCATATCGCCTATCCAATAATCGCAAAGGGTAACTTCTGGACATTCTGGCTGATTAGTTAATATATCAACACACTCAAATTGCCCCAGAACTCCAAGTAATGAGCCATGCGTCAGCAATACAACTTCTTCTGCACCCATGACTTTAAGAAAAGGCAAGAATCTAGCAAACATAAAAATGTCGCCAAAGCCTTGTTCCATTTGGACAACAATAGATTTACCTAAAAGACATTGCCCTCGCCAAATTTCTGGTCTTGGTGGCTTTTTAGTGTATTCGCTTACTTGATTGGCAAGAACTTCAGGATGCCAACGGTATTCAAATAGCCTAAAACCAGCGTCATAACGCCCTTGGTGCAAATGCTCGTAGGCTTCTTTGTATTTTGCGTGTGGATTTACAGGATAAGTGCTAATAGGGCCTCTTCATCGTCTAATTCTGCTTGCCGTTTGGCTTCAAGGATTGCTAACTCTTGCTCTAAGCGGAGTTTTGCTGCCCTCATTGCTACTGCAATTTGCAGGTCTTGTTGTTGTGCTACAAGATTAGCGATGTATCGGTCAATATTTGCTAGGTTTGACGGTATATCAACGCTAACTTCTTGATTGGATTGTACTTTATTTTGTTTGCGTTTGCTGACTTTTGGAGGGTCAATCAAATCCGCAATAGTTTGCTTTCTAGCTTCTTGGTCTAGCTTTAATTCATTAATGCGTTTTTCTTCTGCCTGGCGCAGTTTCTTTTGGATGCCTTTATAACGCTTTAATTCTTCCCTTGTCCAAGGTGCGTCATCCCCACCAAACTTTGTTGGTTCAGCAGGGGTAATGACAATCTGAAACGCATTATTTTGAAATGCGTTCTTTTGAAAAGCTGTTTGAAACATTACACAACAGTCCAAGTACTACCAGTAGGAACGGTAACAGTAAATCCTGTGCTGATAGTTATTGGGCCTGCGCTCATAGCATTATTTCCTGTGCCAATGGTGTAGTTAGCGCCAATAGTTGCAGAGTTTTCATACAATCCCAAAGAAGTAATATTGCTACTTGCAGCAGCAGCCCAAGAAGGTGCGCCACTAGCTACAGTTAAAACTTGACCAGTAGAGCCTACGGTTAGTTTAGATAATGTATTTGCTGCACTTGCATAAAGAATATCTCCAGTTGCATAAGTAGATTGGGCTGTACCACCGTTTGCGGCTGGTAAAGTACCTGTTACACCAGTAGATAATGGCAAACCAGTAGCATTTGTCAATGTTGCAGAGGTTGGTGTGCCTAAGACTGGGGTTACTAAAGTTGGACTTGTTGCCAACACCACATTTCCGCTACCAGTTGAACTTGTATAAGCTGGAGCAGTAGCTACACCTAATACACCTGTAGATGTTAAAAACTGGGGTGTGGTTGTAGTGTTACCAGCTAAAAATACTGTTGTGCCTGATAAAAGTTGATAAGGAACAGAACCTAATGCACCACCAGCCAAGTTAGTTGCTGAAGAAGCTGTTACAGCAGACCAAGCACCATCACCTCTTAAATAAGTACTAGCAGATGGAGTTCCAGTAGCACTAATACCACCAACTGGTAATCCAGTAGCGTTTGTTAATGTGCCTGAAGATGGTGTACCTAAAGGGCCTCCTGCATATAATAAAGTGACACTTGAATCAGGTAAGGTATAAGTTTTTTCTGCTGTTGTTGCGCCTGTAAACTTAGTAAATCCATTACCAGTACCACCATAAGTAGAAGCAATAATTTGAGTAAGTGCGACAGAACCATCAAAGTTATTGCCATAAATGGCTCTAGGCGTGGTTAAAGTAGCAGCAGAACCAGTTGTATTTTGATTAAGAGTAGGAAAATCAGCAGCAACAGCAATAGTCAAAGCACCAGTTGTAGTTGTGCTTTTTAATATTCCTGTACCTAATGCTGAAGTTCCAGCAGAATAATCTGTACCAGCAGTTGCGGCAGAAATAGCCGTTCCGTTACCTTTTAATACGCCTGTAATAGAAGTAGATAAAGTCAATGCTGGAGTTGCACCACCGCTAGAAGTACCAGCAAATCCATTAGCAGAAGTTACTGATACGGCTGTTACTGTGCCAATAGTAGGAGTAGACCATTGAGGAGCAGTAGCACCAGAATTGACTGTTAATACTTGCCCTGCTGTGCCAATCGCTAATCTTGTGCCTGCACCACTTGTGCCACCATAAAGCGTATCACCAGCAGTAGTTAATGGGCTTAAAGCGTTAAATGCTGCACTCGCAGTAGTTTGACCTGTGCCACCATTAAGTATAGGTAAAGCTGTACCTGAATAAGTTAAAGCTAATGTACCGCTAGAAGTAATGGGGCTACCTGAAACACTTAAAAAGCTAGGAACTGTAGCCGCAACGCTTGTTACAGTACCGCTAGTATTGGACTTATTATTAAATGTAGTCCAATCGGTAGAAGTCAAATAACCGCTTACGCTTGTAGTGGCAGCAGGCATAGAAATAGCAGGGGTTTGACCACCACTTGAAACTACAGGGCTTGTGCCTGTAACGCTTGTAACTACTCCAGTAAGACTTGAACCTGAACCACTAAATGAAGTTGCTGTTACAGAACTAGCAAAAGTAGCTGCTGAGTTTTGGTCAATCGTTAAAGCGGTAACTTGGGTAGTTGTAGTATTTGGGGTAACTTTGATTAAAGCCTTCGTACCCCTAGCAGTTGCGCCCCAAGCCTCTGTAGCTACACCTTCAAGGGATGCCTGTGGATAGCCTTCAGAAGAAGTCGTGCCGTAACCAGCTAACTCAAATTTACCTAAACTATCACCGCTTTGTGGTGCTTGCGGTGCAGCAAAAGTTCCTCTAAATTTAGTAACACGAATAGCAGAACTATTGGCATCACTTGAATATCCACGCATTGCAATTCTTGACGATGAATTGTTATCACCTACTGCTCTAATTTTAATAGTTGGTACGGTAGTGGTGTTAATGCCTAAATTGCTTACATTGACTAAAGACTTAGCATTTAAGTCTACTGCGCCAGTAGCACCTGTATAGGGTACTGCGCCTACATCAGCAGCAGTTAATACGACTGCGCCTGTATAAGTATTTACGCTGGTTACACCGTCAGTATTGTCAATCTTTTGCCATGCTGTGCCGCTATATACAGCCCAATCGCCAACTTGCCAATCAGTAATGCCGTTAAGGTTTGTAGAGCCTGCAACGCTAACAACATAGTAATAACCCTTAGTTCCTACAGAAGTTGTAAGAGTTGGCGTGTTGGTTGATGCGTTCCATGTGCCTTGATAACTTAATGCACCAATAACTGAATCAGGAATCTGACTAATAGGTACTTTAGTTGATGAATCTAGTGTTGCCACGCCCAATGCTGCGGCTTTTTCAGTAGTAGGTATATACCCTGATACTGTTGTTCCACTAATTGAGCCACCAGTAATGCTTACATTATTGGCGTTCTGAGTAGATATTGTGCCAAGACCAGTAACTGCGGTGCTAGGAATAGTTGCACTAGCTGTCATTGCAGCCGTACCATTACCGACTACATAACCAGTTAAAGTCGCTGCGCCTGTACCACCATTGGCTACAGGAACAGTTCCTGTTAGTACATGGTCATCATTCCAATCACTTGGGCGGACTAACGATGTGTCTGCATCGTCAGGTATCGTTGAAACCTTATTATGCTTGACTGTAATAGCCATTATTGGACTCCGATGATTTTGCCGTCAGCACCTCGAACTACAGTCTTAGGCCTATTGTGTTGAGCATTGATTGTATCTACTAAAGCGCTAATTGCTTGTGCCATTTGTGAGTTTCCTTGACCAATAGCGTTAGCAATCGGTTGCATTGGATGTTCCATAGCGTGAGCCATGTCCTCTTCCATGTAATAGGCTTCTGCGCCATCGTCAGTACCAGCACTAATACGAGCAGTTTCAATCTTTGCGCCATTATTGATATGAGCTAACAATACCTGGGTGTTTCTTTCGGTCATCATCTTCATTTGAGAAACTTTCATTTCCATTTCTCTGTCCATTGTGTTGCGCTGCTCTTCAAGTTGGAATTTAAGGCTGTTTTCTTGCGCTTGGAACTCTTGTTTAGCTCTTTCCAACTCAATTTGAGCCTGTAATTTCTGTTGCTCAAGCTGTGATTGGTTTTGCATCTTAGCTTGCTCTAATTGAGCCTGCATTTGTAGCTTTTGCATCTCTGGAGCAGGTGGTTTAGGCTGACCTTTGCTCGCTTCGTACTGTTTACGCATATCATCAGCAGTTTGGTCAATAATTCCCTCTAATTGCTTACCAGCTTTGAACGCAGTAACGCCAAATTTGAGCATTTCTAACAACATTGGTGTCATTTCAGGCGCAGCTTGAGCCGTAGGCAACGCCATTGAAATAAATTGACCAACAGCAGCTAAAAATGCAGTTCTATCGGCTTTTTCTTGTTGCTCATCTTGGTAAATCATTGAATCAGAGGTGACTTCAATACGGAAATTCTTAGCTGCTTCATCCCTTAACAAAGCAATCGCTTGTGGAATATATTGTTGGTCTTCTGGCGACAGTTGCATTGCACCAGAAATCTTAACTAGCGTGTCATCCGTAAAATGATTGCAAATAATTTGCGCTTTAATGCAAAGTAATGAAGTAGCAAAGTCTACAACTGCGTGTTGCTGAGTCTTTAAGCGACCAGCAGCGTTGTTAGACTTAATAATTTGTGCACCAAGGGTTTCATTAGGGTCTGTTTGACCTCTTTGAATGTCAGCAATACCCATCAATTCGTAGATTTGACCCTTAACTTGCTCCATTGCGCTGTAACAAGACATCAATGCGCTGGCAAATGGGGCAAGGTCTACTAAATCAATAGCACCTTTCATGCCTTGTTTCTCAGCAAATGCCATCCAGTTGTGTACTGGAATCATTGTGTTGTTTTCGCCTTCAGAGAACAGACGCTGTAACTCAGTAGCAGAGGCATCATACACACCACGCACTTTAAGGGCGTTAATTAAGCCATCAATTCTGTCGCACAGAACATCTAATTCTCTTGCTTGGTCTTGGTAGATAACGAAGTCAGGGATAGGCTCAAGGCTATCAGTTGTAAGAGTGGCGTACAAAGGTTTTGGACAAGGCCAAAAGTTTTCCAACTGTAATGGGTCATCTCGTTCATCCAATATCTTTCCGAGGGACTTAGAAATCCACAATACTTTTCCTGTTTCTTTGTCCCAGATTTCATATATCAGCGCCTCATATACACCGTCATCAGATTTGTACGATTGTTTTAAGTCGTCAGGCTTTGTGTCTAAAGGGATTTTGCGCCCTAATTCTTCGCCAAAACGCTCAACAAGAGCAGGGCGACTCATATAGACTCTGCGCCAGACTGCGGTTACTTCTTCCCATGTGCGAGCAATGGTGTGTCCAAAATCACGCCAATGAACATAGTCTACAGGGCAGCACTCATACTCAATTCTTTCTTGATTCTCATTTGCCATACCTTCGGCTGTTTCAGCTTCATCGGTATCTTCGGTGATTTCAACGCCATCATCAGGCTCACCTGGCTCTTCGCCAACAATATGTGGCTCGTAACGAACCCATGCGACTCCTCGACCACCAAGCAGGCGGTCTAGAACTGCATTGTTCATAGCAGACTTATAGTCGCCATAGTGTTCTAATTCAAACTCTAATGCTCTTTCAAGCATCATTGAGGCAACACGCCCTATTGGGTCATTGTCCCTAAATCTACGGCTGACATCAGGTCTAGGAAGTCTTGCAAAGATAGCTGGCTGAATAGTCTGAACATTGCTCCAGAGGATGTTAAATCGTGCGTTAGGATTACGGTCATATCTGGAATCATCTTTGTATTTCTTTACAATGCGGTCTACTCTGGCTTCCCAACGCTTATATGAGCGCTCATATCCTGCGATTGTTTTATACCAATCTTCATAAGTATGATTGACCGTTGCTTTATCGTTTGCCATAGAGTTGCCTTAATGTTTGAATATTTGGCGAAATGTTTGCTTATTTTACCTTTTTTATATTCTATTGTTTGCTTTTACTTTGGTTTCTTTCCATAACTCATTAAGACTGACATCAGTTTGCCCAACAAATACCCCCCTTATAGGAGCTTCTGGGTCTACTATTCTTGCCTCATCTTTCCAAGTTAGCGCCAAATATCTAAAAGCATCAGCACCATGAGAAGTCCAATCATGGCGAGGCTTATCCCTGAATACCTTTTTATCTTCATCGTATTCCCTTTGATATTGACGGAGGCACTCTATACCATCCGCACATTTATGGTCAAACCAAGTTCTCGTTAGGGCGAGGCGGCTGGCTTGGATTCCGTCTTGCAGTTTAAGGTTAGGAGTTATTTTGATTGATTTTAGGGGTATCTTATCCCCCAGTTGTTCAATAACGCTACGATTAGATGATAGGGTCTTGGCTCTTGCATCATGAGGTAGCCAGTGTGTTCCGTACACATAGCCCCTCTCTTTCTCCCTAGACTGGATAATTCCAGCATAAAAAGCGACAGGCTGACCATTTGAAGAGTGATAGTCTAAACATCTAATCTCCCCATGCACTACTTGAAAGAACCATATAGCGGTGTCGTCTGAGTAACCTAAGTCCCATGCTGTATGGACAGGGAATAAAGGGTCATATTCGACCTCTCTTATCCGCCCATCATCTGTAAGCTGTCGCATCTCTTTACCAAAATAAGCCCCAAGAATGGCTGATTCAAAGTCACATTCAAACTCTTGAAGATACTGGTCTTCTGTCATTGTCTTTGCAGCATCCTCTAGCTCCCCCTTATCGAGTAGCCCTGTCTGACTAGCTCGCAGAACTTTGACATACCAGGAAGGGTCTTGAGTAGCATTGTTATAGACTTCCCAGAAGGCGTTATGACCTTTAGGTGTACCGATGAAGGTAGCCCAACCCCCCCTATCTGTTAATAGTGGGCGGATGACACTGCCAAAGATACTAGGTTTCATGTCAGCGTACTCGTCTAACACTACCCCATCCAAGTAAAGGCCTCGAAGGGTGTCAGGGTTATCAGCACCAAAGAGCCTTATCCTAGCCCCATTGACTAGCTCTACCCATAACTCCGACTGATTGGCTTTAGCCATTACAGGTCTTGCGTAGCTTAGTAAGTAATCGAAGGCAATTTGTTTAGCCATGCTCATATAAGGAGCGACATAAGCATAGCGCCCATTCTCCTTGCCATCCATCAACGCTCTATATATCAGGTCATTGATACATAAGACTGTCTTACCACAGCGTCTGTGGGCTACTATGACACTCCATCTCTCTTTCCTATCGTGGAAGTCCTCGAATACTTTACGAGGGCAATAGTCCATCTCTACTTCTAATAGCCCCTCATCACTCATTCAGGCCTCTTCCAACTGATTACCATTCTCTGTGGTGCTGTCTCATCCCCAACAACCTCTTGGCGTGCTAGCTTGGGCAAGTGATACTCCATGACAGCCTGCAACATGAGAAAGGCTCTCTCAGGGTTAGGAGGGACAATCCAGATAATGTCTCCATGCTTATCGTATCTGATACATCCCTCCTTATCAGTCTTAGGAATACCGCTTGCGACCTCTTCCAACCAATGCTGCATCCTGGGGGAATTCTTATCTACAAACTTGGCTATGGCTTCTTTGGCTATGGCTGTATGTTTATTGACTGCTCCTAAGGGTCTACCCTTACCAGCGTTAGGAGGAAGACGCTTTGTAGGCTTTTCCATGCTTCCATCAGGGTTAATTGTGATGACTTCAGACGAATTAGTCATAATTCTGTGGCTTTCTATAACTTGTAGCAATTAAGGAGTTAATTTAAACCTAAGTTATTGATTCAATTAGACGCAATATATCATAAAACAGTAGTTATGCTGTAAAAACAACAGTAATGAGAATATTTAGTTATAAAGCGTAAATAAATTACACAGCTTTGTAGCAATGGGTTACATTAACGCTTAGCAGTATCGTTAAACAGTCAAACAAAGGGGAAACTTAAATGACTAACACAGTAAAAACAGAAGCAGCACAAGAGTTGGGAAACATTCTAAAAGATATACCAACAGACACAATCTATACAGTTATTAGGCATGTAAGCAGTTCAGGCATGCAAAGAGAAATCAGCGTACGAATGATTGACGCAGGTCGCATCATCTCATTAGATTGGCTTGTCTCTAATGCATTAGGTATAAAGATTGGTAAACACAATGGCTTAGTAGTCAAAGGCTGTGGTATGGATATGGGATTCCATTTAGTAGAGAACATCAATCATTGGTTCTCTCCATCTAAGAAGTTTAGACAGGAATGGATTTAACTATGAATAACTTACAGGCGGCTTTGCTTTCATTGTTTATTGGCGGAATTTTGTACTATTTTTGGTACTTAACTTCCATAAACGCAATCTAAACAGTTTTAAGGGCTATTTCAGCCCATTTTTAAAGGGGAAATACTATGTTATATCGTGTAATCGCAAGGCGTACTAGCTACGAATATATCAATATCGAGGCAGATAGCCAGTCTGATGCTATTGGACTGGTCACAATGTCAGACCAAGAGTTTGAATGGGATGACCTGCCAGAGCTTGAATGGGATATTGACAGCGTGGAGGAGGTTTAATCATGAATGGATGGGGAAACAGTAGCGTAGCCACTAAATATATCTATGAGCGTGTGCATGGCATCTTAGACGGCAGCAAAAAAGACATGGCCCTTGAGTTATCCAGGCTATTAGACGAAATGGCACACAACTACAAAACAGACACAGGCCGATTGATTGGGGGGGATTTATGACCACTCAAGACAAATATAGTGCTTATCTATACTTATGCGCCAAGCAAGGCATTAAAACCTTGTCTTATGGTGCATGGGTTCACACACACAAAAAGGGAGCATTACTATGACAGTTAAGAAAACACCTAAATTCACTAAAGAAGACCAATACGCCGAGTCTTTGTATATGGCTTATAGCGACTATGACGAAATGTTCTCAGTCCTACGCTACATCATTAAAGACATGGAGGGGGATGCCTTTAGTAAATATCAAGTGAGAGACGCTCTCAAGGCTTTACGAACTCTTATGATTCATAACCAGTCGATGATGATGGATAGTGCAGGCTTAGAGTATTAAGAGGCATTTACTAACATGAGGGGGGTTCGCTCCCCTCTTTATTTTGCGGAGCATTTATGGAATACGACCTACTTAAATGGAGGGTAGGGCTAGGACTTACCCAATCGAGCGCTGCGAGGCTTTTGGGAGTTCATAGGGTTACATATACCAGATGGGAAACAAAGGCTCAGAAAGCCCCTAATCATATTGGGATGGCTTGCCTGTCTTTAAAGCAGCTTATGAAAACAGGGTAACCAAAGTTGGACTAATATTACACGGTATATTTACAAAACAGGCCAACCAAAGTTGGGTTTGAGTTACACGGTAGATTTATATTATTCTGGCAAAGAGTTGATTTGTTGCTCAATTATTTGTTTTCTATTTGGTTGAGCATATATCTGTTCTGGAGTCATGCCTAAATCTTGGGCAGACTGAATAATTTGTAAGTATTTATGCGCACCTATGTTTTCAGGAGTGTTTTGAAACATATTCTGTACAACAGGGTAAGCAGATGGGTTGTTTTTCCATTGCGGAGTATTTCCGCCAAGCGCATCGTTGTAACCTGATACTAGGGAAAACCCTGCTTTGGGGTCAGGGTTATATTTTTCTGTGCTTGAGCCTTGATGGGTAACTCTAAATGCACCAGCTTTCATAAGGGCATCAAAATTTAACGGCTTGTAGTCAGCAGTCAAATCTTTGTTATCTGATGTTAAATGAGCATACTTTTGAAAATCAGTGATTGGCACAATTAGCCCACAATGTCAGGGTCGTGGTTCTTATTCATTGCATCCATTAAAGCCTGTTTACGCTTCATGCGTTGGTTAGCTTTCTTGTTGAGGATGCCAGACTCATCTAACTCTAATGGAGGATTATGGTCTTGACGCTTTTTCTGTTGTTTCTCAAGCGTTGATTCTTTGTGCGGCCTAAGCATAGCGTCTTCTGGTGGGTAGCTTCTTGTCATGTGTTTCATTATGACTCCATGTGCTTCTTATAAGCAGCTTCTAGCTTAGATTTAGTAGAGCCTTTAGCGTGTGCTCTTTGCTCACTTAAAGCTATAGCCAATGCTTGTTTCTTTGGTTTTCCAGCGGCAACTTCTGTTTTGTAGTTTTTACCTACTGATTGGGCTGACCCAGACTTGTCGAGTGGCATGATTTATTCCTGTGGTAATTGATTAATTTGTTGTTCAATAATAGCTTTACGGCTTGGTGGTTGTGTCATATAAGTTTTTAATGACTCAAGAACTTTTAATTGTGCAGGACTATATTTCAATGCTTTGTTTATTTCTTCAGGCCATTGCCCTACTGTATATCCACGCAATGCAGAATCAGTAGCATTTTTAATAGCATCAGCTTCTGGTCTACCTTCATCTAATGTAGCTTGATAGTCTAATGCGTGTTCTTTAAGTGTTTTTAATTGTTTTGGCGACCAAGTTTTAGTTAATGCTTCCCTTGCTTGATTGGCAACAGGGTCAATATGTAACATTTCTGCGGCTAAATCATGGTGCGTAAATTGGTTAGGTTTAAATACTTCTACGCCAATCCTATCAATAGGTAAAGATAAATGTTTATTAAAACCGCCTTCAGGTAATGGCGCACCAGTTTCACCAACTGGGTATGTTTCTGCATATCCTCTATTTTCGGCAGGATTTACAACTACCATAGGATTGTGCTTTGCAACAAAAGGATATGCCTGTGTTGCTTGCGCCAATAAATCGGTAGCGTAATCAGCCATTACTTAAGGTATTTGAGTTTGTAGATAGTAGAGTCAATAAGCTGCTGGATTTCGGCAACAATGTTGATTAGTTCTTGCTTTTGCGGCAAATCTGCGTTAGCTTCTGCCACGAAATTCTTTAATGATTCCAAGTACTTGAGTGGTTCTTTAGGCTGGTGATAGACGCTAGGAAACTCTTTAATCTGCTCATAGCAGCCCATATAGGCTTCTACATAGCTATCTATTAGCTCAACTATCTCATCATAGTATTTGCCCAGAGCTTTATGCTGTGAGTAAGAGTTTGTTGCCCAATGAAAGAAATGAGTGTTAGTGCTGCTATGCAACAAAGTAGCGGCAAACATAGCGACATTTTTAGTTTCTTGCATAGGACACCTTTAAAGTTCATATAATTTTAGCACTTCTATAGCTTCTTGCACGGAATTTACCCTATGTAAAGGGCCACCCCTCCAATTAGCAAAAAGGGTGATTTGTTGGGGAGTGAGCTTTTTATCTTCCCCATCTTTAACTTCCATTAAAATAGTATTATCTTCGTAGCACACCATAAGGTCAGGGATTCCTCCGCCAACCGTATGTAAAAGGAAAACATCAGCGCCATAATCTCGTAGCGCTTTTACAACATCCTTCTGATTTTTATCAACTTTTTTTATATAAGACATAATTCTATGTTAGTGTTTGTAAACTTATAGTATAAGGGGAATCAAATGGCTGGGTATCATTTAACCGATGAGCAGTGGATAGAGTCTTGGAATAAGATTGGTAGTCCTAGCGAATTTTCCAAAGTCAATGGTATAGCCATTAGAAATGTTATGGCTAGGCGTAGGTCTATAGAAAATAGGCTTGGTATCATTTTAGATACATTCAATAGCCAAAACCCTGCTTATGTAAAGAAAACACAACAGACTCCTGGCAATGTACGCAGGGGTATGGAAATAGAAAAAGGTCGAGTGATAGTCTTTAGTGACGCACACTTTTGGCCTGACGAAACTACTACAGCCTACAAAGCGCTGATAGAAATGATTAAAGAGTTCAAGCCAACTGCGGTTATTTGCAATGGAGATGCCCTAGATGGGGCTTCCATTAGTCGTTTTCCACGCACCGATTGGAATAAGTTGCCAACAATGAAAGAAGAGTTAGAAGCCTGTCAGCATTATTTAGGCGAAATTGAGGCGACTGCTGTAGGTGCTAAGTTGTTTTTCCCTATGGGCAATCATGACCAAAGACTAGAAGCCAACATTGTGGCTAACTTACCTTCGTTTGAAGGTATACCTGGCACAAGTCTTAAAGACTATTTCCCTATGTGGTTGCCATGTTGGAGTGTTTGGCTCAATGAAGATACTTGCGTTAAGCACCGTTGGAAGGGTGGTTGGACTGGCGGCAGAAATAATGCTGTCAATTCAGGGGTTAATATGATTACAGGTCATACTCATGTACTTAGTGCTATACCTTTTAATGACTATAACGGCACACGCTGGGGCGTTCAGACAGGAACACTAGCTGACCCTAATGGACAACAGTTCAGTTATACAGAGGACACTCCTAAAGACTGGAATAGTGGTTTTGTAATGCTTTCATTTGAGCGCAGCAAATTGCTTCAGCCTGAAATGATTAGAGTATGGGGCGAGGATGAAGTAGAGTTTCGTGGAAAGATTCATCAAGTATGAAATTAACACCAGCAATCTTACAAAACTTATATTCTGCAATCTATTGTATGCAGCCTTTTGCTCGTTGGAATATGCCGATACCAGAAGAAATAGAATTTATTGTAGATAAAGACCCAGGAGTTATGGGTTCATATACCTACGATACAGGCGAGGATTTTGAACACACTATAACTATTTCGTCTGCTCGTTGTGGTCATTTAGATACGGTGATTCGTGTTTTGTGCCACGAATGTATCCACATGAGCCGTCACACAACAAACAAGTGGACTCACCACGATAAGGAGTTTCGTAGTAGAGCGCACCGTATCTCGTCTGAATTGGGGTTTGACCCCCTAGAATTGTAGGCTTATCCATACAGCTATTATAGGTAGCAATAAAACTAATACGCCAAAGGCAAGTAATAAGTCATTCACTCATTGACCTTTCCAAGTCTCTTATTGACTTGCTCCAAGAGCCACGCCTGGGTAACTCCCCATTTACTTTCAAAACCTTTTGCACCCAATCCGTGAACACCAGTGTTTCCACGATGGTGTTCTGGGCATAGTGGGATGCAAGGGGATGTAGACCGTTTACCTCCATACCTGCGGATATGATGGAGTTCTGACGGAGTACCTTCAAACCCAAGGATGGTGGAACAGAGAATACATCCGAGTTCGGCAATCTTGTTAAGAGCGTTCTTTTCATCTTTGGTCATTAAAAGGGTTGGGTTAAATCCACAAAATCAAATAAATTCTTAGGTACATCGTAGTATGCCTCATGCTTAGTATTATCTTTCATTTCCCATAAAGGATGCCCAAATACTTTTTCTCCTTTAATCCAATAAGCATGGGTCATATCTTGGGTAAGAGCAAAAAACAATGTATTAGGCACTTCTAACATATGTTTTTTTCTATATGGCACATGGATGGTGTCAAATGGGCATTGTGGATTCCATTGTCGAACTTCTACTTCTGCATAGCCTATGCGTTTGTTATCACGCCCAAGTATTAAGTCTGTACCGTATATATCAGGGTTATCTTTGACTTGAAACCCCCATTTCATTTTTATCCATTCGGATACAGCTTTTCTAGCTGGAGGGTCATACATATCATGCAAGACTTGGTCAAACTTTTTAATTTGCATTATGCCAACCATTGCTTTCTGACTTGGTCATAGGTAGAAAACTCTAACTTAATGGTTTCTTCTGCTAGGTCATTGGCTATCAATGTAGCTTTTTCGTATTGTTTTTTAAGCGTAGCTTTGTGATAACACTTTAATAACTGTTGTATCCGCAAATAGTTTTCAGAGTAGTCAGTCATCTAGTCAGTCTTTCTATATTTCTATTGGTTGCTTGCTCTGTGCGCCATGCCTCAAACTCCATCTGGGCCTGCGCTACTTCTAATTTTAATAAAGTTTTATTAGCGGTTGCTATGTCAATTTGTGCGCAATACTCTGCATATTCGTTAGAGGCGTAGGCTTCACGCTCCTGTGCTCCCAATGCGTTTTCATTGGACTTTTTCATCATAATTGCAACAATGGCTTTTTTCTTTGCATCTAAGCCAGCAACTAAACCTTCTGCTTTGGCATATTTTTCTTTTATGCGTTCAAGCGTGTCATAAGCGTTATGTGGGCTAAATTCTTTCATTTAAGATTCATCCATAGACCAATTTGTGCGGCAGCATAACCCAACCAAATAAAAGCATTGCTTGGTGAGCCTTTAAAGTATTGCGCTAGGCCTACTACTAGATACCCTAACCCTGTTGCTGCTACGATGTATTTTTCAATATCCATTTTCCCCATTCCCCTTTATTGCCAAGTTGGTACTGATTAAAAAAATCAGTTAATAATTTTTCGCTAAAGTCTTTGTCGCTAATGTATTTACGAAACCAAGCTAAACCTTTTTTATGTCGTAATGCACATAAATACCTTACAGCGCACTGATGCCTAGCTGTTTCATACATTTGGCTTTGAGGCTTGCATAAGTGTCGTAACCGTTACCAATAATTCCCAACTCTTTAGCCTTAGCTTCAATGCCTTCATTGCTAAACATCCATTCTTTAGATTCTTTTACTTTTTTCGGCTCAATTACCAATTCATCTTCCCATCGCTCTTGGTTTAACCAGGTAGCAGGATGGGGAATAAAATCTAACTCGGTTTCTTTTGCGCTCCAGTATTGGCAATGTTCGTCAATAGCTTTTGCAGCCATAAGTTGTTGTTCTTCGCTAAGTCGTTGCCAGGCTTTTCTAGCAACTGCTTTAGCAATTTTTCGTGGATATAAAGACCAGAATTCATCAAACATTCCTTTCTCCTACTGCATTACCCTAGGGGACATAGGTGTTGGTGGGCTAGATGGAACTGTATAGCCTGTGTTACCAACAACGCTTTGTGTATAACCATTTGGTGTCGTGATTACGACTTGGTTAGGATATATTGTAGCAGTCTGAGTGGTGTAACCTTGTGGGTTTACAAACTGTGCGGTGTTGCCGTTTATTTGTACTGTACCCATGTTATAGCCTTGAGCGTTAGTCATTGGATAAGTTTGCGCTTTAGCAGGTATGCCGTAAACAAACATAGCTGCAAATACAACGCCTAATAAACAAGCACCTAAAATATCTTTCATTTAATTCCCCTTAAATGTTTACTCGTTATTGAGTCTTTTTAGTTTCTTCTTAATTTATAGTTATGGCTATTAGTATTTATCCCTAGTTGTTTAAATACCACTTCCAAGAGGTTTGAGCGAACCTAGCCTACCTAGGTTGCCTTCAAAGTTCTTCCATTGAGGAATCGCTTACCCACCAGTCGTTCATGGAATCGGCACTAGCTTCGCCACCGATATTGCGCTGTTTCATCCATTACCCCCAGTAGCGCTTTTAATCCTATCCCCTGGTATGTCGTTAGAGCCTCAAGATAGGAAGGTGATTCTACTACAAGTATTTACTCATGTGAAAATCTCCATGAAAACCAAAGGTTTGCAAATTTGTAAGTTCCCTTTCATAACTAAAATACCTTGCTAATTCTTCTGGGGCAAACTTTATTCCATTGCTAACCAAGTAATCACGGTTTATATGACAGATTAAATCATCTTCATTTTTATCGCTGTAAACAAACTTAGGAGTGTTGGTTAATTCCAACAACTTTTTACTTCTAAGGGAAAACCCTCCATTACCTACACGCAGTCCTTCAGGATGCCAAGGCCACACAGCACCTATGTAATCGTAGTCTAAAAATTGGGGTTGCCACGCTGCTCCATCAATTACCCACCCATCCCATTGCACAATTAAAACAAAGTCTGTATGGATGTATTTATGCAGTTCTTGTAGGATAAATTTGCTATACGCTTGGCGACTATTAATGCTCATGTGGTCAATCATTAATTCACCACCAAATTGTATGTTTCTTTTACTTCTTTCTATTGCTGCTTTGGCTTTGTCAGGTTGTACTGAGTCTATAGCGCAAATAGTTACATTACTCAACTTCATCTTGCTTACCAAAAGCGTTGTTTTTTAACAACTCAGGCCAAATAAGCCAAAAGTTAGTAGGAAACAAGTCTTGCCTGGTAACTAAACCATGACTTTCTTTTTCTATTCTTGCGCCCAAAAACATATATTTGTCGGCTGGAATACCACGCACACGCCAATTAGATACTGCTGCGTTGTCTATTTTGCACATCCTTGCCACTTTTGCTGTACCGCCTAGTAGGTCAATAATGGCGCTGTCGGTTAGTTTTAGTTTGTCCATTCACGCAGTTTAACTTAAATGTTGTTTATTTGCAAAGGCTTTGCTTTTTTTACTTTCCCATGTTAATATGCGTGTATAGCAATTTTGCTATGCCATTCAAGGGGATTTAAATGGGTGAATTAAACCAACTTATGCTGGAAATGGAAGAGCGCTTAGAAATAGCGCTTAACAACATGGAATTTGGCACAGAACTAGACCAAGACGATGTAGATGTCATTCGTGCCGCCTGTGGCAAACCAACACGCAATACATTGTTACAAGATGTATTTGACGACTTTGGAAACATCTTTGGAGGCAATCATGCTTAATGCTTTTAATGTTCGCTGGCTTGTGTCTGACGAAACAAAAATTACATATACAAATGAATTTGAATCTGAAAATTATGTTTTAAAAATAGACATTCTTGAAGATGCTATTGCTATGCTTCAACAAAAACACGATGAATTAATGTCGCAAGAAGAAGTTTTATGGGAAGTTCGCAAAAAGGAGAGAGCAAATGCAACAATCTGAAAACATTGCTAACTTAGCCAAAGCCTTATCCATAGTACAAGGGAAACTAACCCATGCTAAAAAAGATTCTGCAAACCCTTTTTTCAAAAGTAAGTATGCAGACCTTGAGTCTGTTTGGGATGCTTGCCGTGATTTGTTGGCTGGTAATGGTTTGGCTGTGGCTCAGTTCCCTGGGACTTATTCCGATTTAGACAAGTCTATGTCTTTGACTACCATTCTGACCCACGCCTCTGGAGAATGGATTAGTCAAGAAATGTCTGTGCCTGTTAGCAAAACAGACCCACAAGGCGCTGGCTCGGCTTTAACTTATATGCGTAGATACGCAGTAGCAGCAGTTGTAGGTGTAGTACAAGCAGACGATGACGGTAATGCCGCTTCGTCACCTAAACCAGTAGTAAAAGCAAAGGAAATCTAATGGCTTATATACCAAAAGAAGGTAGTGGTTCACTATTTAAAAATGACCGCAAAAGTACCGAGAATCACCCAGACTATACAGGCTCTATCATGGTCAATAACCGTGAACATTACCTATCTGCGTGGGTTAAGGAAGGCACTAAAGGGAAATTCTTTAGCATATCTATTGGCAAAGAAAAAGAGGCCAAAGGATTTACACCTAAAGGGTCTGATGAAATTGTAGATTCAGACCTACCGTTTTAGGAGATGGATATGCTAAGTCAAATCAAAGATGTTATTGGCGACAAAGCCAGGATTTCTACAGAACCATTTGGAGTGGATGAAGAAAGACAGTTAATAGCGTTTGAGGTCAATGACTTAGCTGCCGTACTTCAAGATGTTATTAGGGTTTGTGCTGATTGTTGTTTAAATACCACAGACAGGGAAGCAATTTTAGAATTACTTAATTAAGCAGTACAAAGGGGAAAATATGTCACAACATTGGTACTGCGCCTTAACTGGCGCACCACGCTACACCATGACTGGTAAAAACGGCAAGGAACGCTCAGTAACCTTGCGTGATGCTAAAGCAGCGCCTGGTACTTTAGTGCCATCTGTGTCCACTATCAATGGGCAGCTATCTAAAGATGGTTTAAATACATGGCTTCAAACAGAGGCTATTAAAGCTGCTGCTGAAAATCCACGCCAAGAAGGTGAAGAGGAAAAAGAATACATTAGCCGAGTTATGGACTTGTCCAAGAGGAAATCCCAAGAAGCAATGACTAGGGGAACTCTTATACATGACTTTATAGAGAGCTTCTACAACCAAGAATACCTACCTGAGATGCCTACCTATGTCCGCAAAGTAGATGACGCTATCACGGCTCATTTTGGGCCACAGTTATGGATTGCAGAACAGAGTCTAGTTAATCAAGAAGGCTATGGCGGTAAGTGCGATTTATATTGCAAAGCAAAAGGCGAGCATGGTGGGGTAGTAATTGACTTTAAGACGACAGAAAAATCCCCTGGTGATTTAACACCCTACCTAGAGCATACCCTACAATTAGCAGCCTACAGAGAGGTTTTAGCCCCTACAGCACGATGCGCCAATGTATACATTAATGGTGAAACTGGTGAGGTTGCTATCTATGAGCATACGGAGCAAGCCATTCGTGATGGTTACGAAATGTTTTTGTCTTTACTGAAAATATACAAACTTAAAACTGGGTTAAACTAATTCAAGAGGCGGTAGGTGTGCTTTCCCCTTTGCACAACCATACATCACGGAGTCCTGCCGCCTCACCTTATTTAAGGGCGTTAAGCCGCCAATGTAGGATGCAGTAAGTTAGGGTTTTTGCGGCTTTCCACCTAACAAGTAGCAACTGCCAAATACAGCCCTATATATTTAATATATATGTTTCTCATAGTTTACAAATAGTTGTTTATTTACAACACTAAGGGTAAACACCTATTAAAAACATTAAAAAACACGAATAAATTACTTATATCAGGTCATCACACTAGTTAGACAAGTACTCTTAGACGAACGCTCATAATAGAATTTGACCTGATTTCTTTTTTTAAGGGGACATGAGGAACGATATTTACAAACGGTTAGAAAATGAACCTAACCCATGCCAATACTGTGAATATAAACAGCGTTGTGCTACAGAAGAGTTAGCTTGTAGACGGTTTCTTTGGTATATCAATGAAGAAAGATGGGTAAACAAACCCCAGACTGAACCAGACAAAAAAATGTACAAAATGGTTTTTAGTCCTGAAAGTGACGCAGCCATGAAAACATACCTTAGAAACTTGCGTAAGCATCTAAGGGATGGAAAAGAGGAAGACCTTTTTGAAAAATGAGTTTCCAGCCTTTAATTTGATGGCAAATCTTAAAAACAGGGAAATGTTTAAGAACCGCAATCACATTACCCATTTACTGCTTGAATGTCCTACGATACAGGCTAAAAGAAAAATTATTGCTAGGGCTAATACCCCATTGTTTTACATATTTGGGTTTACCCTAATATCTAAACCTTGGCTAACTTACGAGGAAATGTATGCAAATCCAGATTGAAATTATTAAAGAGCATAAAGATGGGTCAGCCGATGCTTTAGTTCACTTTGACGCTAAAGGGCTAGGAATACTGGTAGAGGCTGGAATTATCAGTATTTTGCGCCAATATATAGAACAGGAAAAAAATGCTAATAAAGGAAAAAAACGGAAGTCTAACGATTAACTGTAAACAAGGGGAAATAACAATGAGTACACGCAATTTTGGAATGGTAGGTAAAACCTATAAATCGGCTTCAGAGGCGTTTAAAGATGCCACTTGGTCTACAGCTATACAAAGACCTGAGAAAAGCGAATACCACCACATCTGGAGCGTTTTAGGAGTATTGTCAGCAGTAGTTCTTACGCTATATGTGCTTAACCGTTTTTTGCCATATTAATTGCTTCAGACTCTTCCCTGTCTACACGGCTTAACCAACCTTTGCCAAAGATAGGGAAGTTCTTTAATGAACGGTAGTATTCCCTGCGAGATTCTGAGAATTTTGCGATAAGAGTTGCACTATTACTATCGGAAATAAGTCCTCTTGTTGTAGGGCCAATAACTCCGTCAGGTACGCATCCAATAGATAGCTGAAGCAATTTAATGCTCCTACCTGTCCCTGCGTTAATTCCCATTGAAAAGACAACAAAGTCGAGTCCCCTAGGTAATACTTCTCCATAGCAAGGCCTCCAGTATTTCTGTTCGTATAAAGGTGCTACATCTTCTTTGGTTAGCTTTTTAAGGTTTTCTACAGGATGTCCTACATATTCTTCCCAGACACGCTTAGTAACGCCTAAATTGGTTTCACCTCCTGGGTCACTAGGATGATTGACCCAACCACCTTCAGACTTTAATACTAAATCTAAACACTCTTTAAAATTACCTGTCATTTAATGCCTATTTGCTCTTTAGTCCATTCTTGCAAACTGACTAATTGCTGGGTTGCTTCTGCGCATTGTCCAACAAGAATATTGTAGGCGGTGACTGCATCAAGACCTGTGGTGGCGTTGGAAATGGTGGGCAACTTGCTGGTATTGGGCTGGCGCACCCCATTAGCATAATACTGGCGCAAAAGATTAAGTTTAGCTTCATATTCTTTTTCAACTCCCTTAGTTACGAGTTCCTGTTGTGACCGAATGGATTTAACTTTTTCTTCTTGGG